CAAGAAGTTAGCGTTGATATACCGTCAAACCTAGCAAATATTGACCGATACATCGCTAATCTTGTAGCACAACAACAAGACCTGCAAACCGCAGTAGCAATGAGGGCAGCAAAACTCCGCTTAGAGCAAGAGTTAGCAATCCTTGAGGCCAAACGGCAAGCAGAATTAGACGATGAGGAAGCATTATTAGCACTCTTACTTTAAATCCGCACTCGGAATATAAAAAAGCCTACGAACACCTCCATGCTGGTCGCTTAGAAGCTGGATTTAGGCTATTTGAATATAGATGGCACAAAGCTGTAATGGCTAATCAAGCCCAACCTTATAATCAGCCCCTAAAAATGCCTGTATGGCGTGGTGAGTCTTTATTAGGGAAAACCATTACTGTGATGGCAGAGCAAGGATTTGGCGACATCATTCAATACGCTAGATTTTTGCCATTTCTCAAGGTAATGGGCGCTAAAAGTGTTGTGATTTTACAACATGGCTCATTGCATACGCTTTTTGGTCAGATGGAATGTATTGATACATTTACCAATATGCCAGAAGAAGGCGTTGCTACCGAATCTGACTATTGGATTGGCATTATTTCATTGCCTTATTACATCAGCCTTGCCCCTGCATACGCAAAAGCATTGTTTCCCATAAATCTTAAAAAGATTGTAGGGTCAGAAGGCTACCTAGATGCCATTCCTAGCAATATTCCTAAAAAACTAGCCGTAAATTGGTCTACATCTAAAGGTCTTTTGCACTATGTACGCACCATTCACCCAGAAAAGATGCTTGAAATCGTGGGTGATGACGCTTATTCATTCAATCCTGAAGAGGATAGGTTTTGGTCGCCACTTCCCAATGATGGTTGGAAGCAAGATTGGAACAAAACTGCAAGCCATTTAAAGGCTTGTAAAGGACTTGTAACAGTAGATACAGGCATAGCTCACCTGGCTGGCGCATTAGGCGTCAAAACGGTTGTAATCATGCCTAAAAAGGAATTTAAGTGCTGGCGATGGAAGCACGGCACTTGGTATGACTCAGTAGTCACAGTTGAAGAAGATGAAGTTCACAAAATCCCAGAATTAATAAGGAGAATGTAATGATTTGCCCTAATTGCGGATGGTCTGAAAGCAATCATGTCAAGACTAAACAATCTGATGAAGAATTTTTTATTGAATGGTGGACTCCTACTATTGGAGAAGAAGCCGCCAAAGCCTCATGGCAAGATAAAGTCGCTATGAAAACAAGAGAAGCCCCAATGGTGATGTCTGACATCCCAGGTCATATTTCTATGGCTGATGGCTCATGGATTGATAGCCGAAGCAAACACAGAGAGAACCTAAAACGCAACGGTTGTGTTGAATTAGGCAACGATGTACCAATGCAGCGCAAAGAAGCAAAAATTAGCACAAAGTCCCAAGAAGCAAGAAAGCGTCAAATTGCGGAACTGGCTTATGCAAAACTTAACTACCGATAACTTGGAGAAACTATGTCAGAAGAACTTTTAGACCGCAGAAGCATTATTGAACAGGCTATGGAAGAGGCAGAAAATGTGCAAGAACCCTTGGAAAATGAAGAGGTTTTGGAAGAAGATAATGCCGAGGAGTCCGTTAAAGAGGAATTTAGTAATGAAGTCGGTGAAGAACTTGCCGAAATCGTTGAGGAATCTGAACCTGAAGATACGCATGAAGCTGCGCAGGAGGCAGCAGAAGAAGCCAAACCTATAAATCGCCCTTCTACTTGGAAGAAAGAATATGTCCAAATTTGGGACAAAATGGAAAAAGGCGAACAAATTAGCAAAGAAGATTTTGTTAAGTTTGCCGAATATGCCAATCAGCGTGAGTCTGAATACAAAAAAGGCGTAAGCACTTACAAAGCTGAAGCTGACCGTGCTAAGTCGTATGAGAACGCTATTGCTCCTTATGCTCAAGATTTACAGCGCAGAGGAATCCAGCCAACTCAATATATTGAAAACTTGGTGCGTGCAGAACAAATTCTTACCAATGCACCTTACGACCAAAAAGTCCAGGTATTTCAAAAACTTGCAGCCGATTATGGTATACAATTAAATGGTGGACAAGTAACACAACTTGACCCATATACTCAGCAGTTGATGAACCAATTAAATATGGTAAATCAAGAAGTTTCAAGCATTAAAGGTCGATTTGCTCAAGAAGAAAATCAACGCTTAATGAGTGAAATTGAAAGAGTTCGTAGTAATGTGGAGCAGTTTCCGCATTTTGATGTGGTAAGGGAAGAAATGGCTCAATTACTTGAGCTAGGGAAAGCCCAAGACCTAGAAACGGCCTACAAGAAAGCTGTGCGTATGAATGATGATGTTTGGGCAATAGAACAAGAAAGACTCTTGAAAGATGCCAAACAGACAGCAATCAAAGCACAGCAAGTAGCGAAGGCTAAGGCAGCAGCAGTAAGTCCTAAATCCGTTACTCCTAGCGGAAAAGTGTCTGAACCTGGTGATAAAAAGGATAGACGGTCTTTAATTGCTGACCAATTAGGTGAGGCAATGAGCCGTCGGGTTTAACTAGCCTAATTTTGGGCGCATTTTTTTAAGGATAATAATCATGGCATTTGCTAACTCAGCAATTACCGATATTATCGCTACCACTATTCAAAGTCGTAGCGGTGAATTGGCAGACAACTTAACACAAAACAACGCTATTCTTCAGCGCTTGAGCCAGAAGGGCAATGTACGCCCATTCTCAGGCGGTAATGTGATTTTGGAAGAAATCATGTATGACGATAGCACCACAAATAACGCTAACTCATATAGCGGATATGAAGTATTGAACATTGCTCCAGATAGCCCTATTTCTGCTGCTCAGTACAAAATCGCTCAATACGCAGACGCAGTAACAATGTCTGGTCTTGAAATGTTGCAAAACAGCTCTAAAGAAGCAATCATCGACTTGTTAGATGGTCGTATGCAAGTTTCTGAAGCTCGTTTGTTAAACCGCATTTCTGGCGACTTGTACGGTGATGGTACTGGTAACGGTGGTAAGAACTTGGATGGTTTGGGAGCTGCTGTTGCTGTTTCCCCAACTTCAGGTACTTACGGTGGTATTAACCGTGCTAACTGGACTTTCTGGCAGAACCAAATCACTACTGGTGCTACTTCTTCAAACATTTTGGCTTCTATGACTACTGCTGCTATCAAGCAGATTCGTGGTACTGACAAAGCTGACTTGATTGTTGCTGGTAACACAATGTATCAATACTATGTAGGCGCATTGCAGTCTATTCAGCGTATTGCTGCTGAAGAATCTGGCGCTGCTGGTTTCGCTTCCCTCAAGTTCTACGGTGGCGGTACTTCTGCTGATGTAGTATTGGGTGGTGGTTATGGCTCACAAGAGACAGCTACTTATATGTATATGTTGAACACCAACTACATTTTCTTACGCCCACATAAAGAGCGTAACTTTGTACCTATTGGTGGTGAGCGTCAGTCAATTAACCAAGATGCAATCGTGAAGCTCTACGGTTGGGCTGGTAACTTGACAACCTCCAACAGCTTCCTACAAGGCTTGTTGACAACCTAATAGATAGGGGGAAACCCCTATTTAATTTTGTCTAATTAATTAAATAAAGGAAATAAATCATGGCATATAGTACTCTCCCTATCGCAGGTGTTGACCTGAACGATACACAAACCGTTGCAGAACAGGCATTGTTGTCTGGTTTGGTAACATTTGGCCCACTCGGTGCAGAAACTTTCGCATCTGATGGTAAGCGTTATGTTTGGGCAAAAGCTGGTGCAGCAATTACTGCTTCTACAGCTACTTGCTCTATCAACGCATCAACCTTTGTAGCTACTGGCTCTGCTGGTTCTTACACATCTCCAGCCGTAGCAATGGCTTCAGGTGATTATGGTTGGTTTGGTGCAGCTTCTGTTTAATAGGTTATCCCTACTAAATTGAAGAAATTGTAGTAAAACTGGGATTCCCTCAAAAGGGGAGTCCCTTTTATTTTTTTATAAACCCCTAACCACTTAGGAGCATTAAAAATGGCAATAGAATCAGATATTCAAAACGCAGATTCACGACTCGCAGTCCAATTCTATAAAAAAAGCGTCAAACAAGATGCAGCATCAGCCGAAGCTGGCAGACCAATTTTTAAAGAATTTGATTTTGTTAAGATTATGATTCCTGGCGATAATTTGACAGAAATCGACACTTATGCACAAGATTCACACAGGCAGCGTTTTCCTCGTCAATGGGCGCATTACCAAAATCAAGTAGCTGGACATCAAGATATTGTCGGCACGCCCTTAGACCAATGGCCTCAAATTACTCGTAGCCAGGCTGAAGAACTGCGTGGGCTTAAATTTCACACAGTTGAATCTATTGCCGACTGTTCTGACCAACAATTACAGCGTATTGGCATGGTTGCAGGTATGTCTCCGCATAATTTCCGTCAAAAAGCCAAGGCTTTCTTGAATTTAGCTACTGATTCAGCAGAAGTTGCCCAAAGAGAAGCAGAATTGCAAGCACTTCGTGAAGAAAATGATAAAATTAAGGCTGAAACAGATGCGAAGCTGGCTGCTATGCAAGAGCAGATGTCAGCGCTACTTGCGGCTGTTGCGGAAAATACTCCCAAAAAACGCAAACCGAAAGTAGTAGAGGCTTAATATGTCCCAAACAATGCTGACAATGGTACAACAGGTCGCAGCCGAGCTTAACTTGGCTGTTCCTTCCTATGTTGTAGGTAATACTTCTCAAGATGTCCAACAAATTCTGGCGCTAATGAATGGCTCAGGATATGACCTTTTGAAAGAGTACGATTGGCAAGCATTGCAGGTTCAATATCGTTTTTACACTCAAGCATTAACCGCCAACGCCACAACTGTTAATGGTTCTACCACATTAACTTTTGCGGCTGGCACAGATTTAAGCAATGTTACAACCCAATGGCAATTATCTGGGTATAACATTCCTCAAGACACCTATGTTGTCAGCGCCAATAACACTACAAAAGTAGTTATTATGAGCCAGATGGCAACTGGTACAGGAACACAGTCCGTAGTTTGCGCACAAACCGCCTATGACCTTCCTGATGATTTTGAAACCATTACAGACCGTACCCATTGGGATAAATCTAAGCATTGGGAAATGTTAGGCCCTGAAGATGCGCAACAATGGCAATGGTTAAAGTCTGGATATATCTCAACTGGCCCACGAGTTCGCTGGCGTATTCTGGATAACCAATTCTGTATCTGGCCTATTATGAATACCCAAGAATATCTGGGTTGGGAATATCGTTCAAAAGGTTGGGCAAGAGGCGCTGACGGTTCTGTCAAAAATAGCTTTACTGCTGACTCTGATACTACTGTTTTAGATAGCCGTCTAATGGTTTTGTTTACCAAAATGAAATATTGGGGCATTAAAGGCTTTGATACAACCGTTGTTTCTCAAGATTATCAGCGTGTATTGAGCATTGCCAAAGCAAATGATAAAGGCGCTCCAAACCTTAGCTTTGCCCCTTACCCAAGCAAAGTTCTTATTGGTTACGCAAATATTCCTGATACTGGTTACGGTTCATAATGCTTTTACAGCGCTCAAAACAAAATACGGCTAAAACAGCTTCCGTGCCTGCCCCTATTGGCGGTTGGAACGCAAGGGATTCTCTTGCAAATATGGCCCCAACAGATGCGGTACAGCTTATTAACTGGTTTCCTACCCCTACCGATGTCACCATGCGTAAGGGATATACAGTTGTATCTATTTTGACAACTTCTACTGGCGTAAAAAGCATTTCTAGCATTACCCATGTAAATTCAACAGCCACTTTAACTACTGCTACTGCACATGGTTTAACTACAGGTGCTTATGTATCAATTAGTGGCACAACTCCTGCTGCGTATAGTGGTGTATTTAAAATTACCGTTACTGGCGCAACAACCTTTACATATACAACCGTTACCGTACCATCAGGTAATGCGACTGTGGTGGGAACTTATCTAAATCAAGCCACAACCCCTATTAATACGTTAATGAATTACACAAAAACTAGCGGATATAATCTTTTCGGGGCTGCTGGTAGCGATATTTGGGACACTAAGCCTAGTCCAGCAGTAAAAGTATTTAGCGGTATTTCTAGCGATAAATTGCAAGCTGTAAATCTTACCAATACCGCAGGACACTTTTTAGTAGCTTGTAATGGTGTAGACCCTGTAATGATTTATGACGGTTCTGCTTGGTTTTATGTTGCTACTACCACAACCGCACAAACTATTAGCTCAATTACCTATGTAGGTAATGTTGCTACATTGACTACTGCTGCGCCACATGGTCTTATAACTGGTAACCGAGTTACTATTTCTGGCGCTACTGCCAATGACTATAACGGCACTTATGTCATTACTAAAACAGGTGCAAGTACCTTTACTTATACAATGTCTACGACTCCAGCAGCCAATGCTACTGTTGTAGGCACATACACTACTATTGGCATAACTGGCGTAGATTCCAGTACTTTTATTGGTGTAAATTTATTTAAAAATCGTCTTTTCTTTACCCAAAAAGACACATTAAATTGCTGGTATTTAGATGTTAATTCTATAGGTGGTGTTGCAAATCCTCTTTATTTTGGTGGAATAGCTCGTAATGGTGGTTATTTACAAGCAATGGGAACTTGGACACTTGATGCTGGTCAAGGCGCTGATGATTATGCTGTTTTTGTTACATCAATGGGCGAAGTTATTGTTTATAACGGCACAGACCCTACAACCGCAGCCACTTGGGCATTAAAAGGTGTATGGCAATTAGGTCAAACTTTTGCAAGACGCTGTTTCTTTAAATGGGCTGGCGATTTATTGCTTTTAACTCAAGATGGTCTAGTCCCCTTGGCTTCTGCTTTGCAATCTAGCCGTTTAGACCCTCGTGTAAACCTTACAGACAAGATTTATTACCCAATTAGCGTTGCTGCAACCAATTATTATGCACAATTTGGATGGCAAATTAACTATTTTGCTTCCGAAAATATGCTTATTTTAAATATTCCAATTCCTAATGGGATTGAACAATATGTAATGCACACTATTACAAAATCATGGGCTAGATTTACAGGTATTCAGTCTTATTGTTGGGAAGTATCTGGCGATAATGATATTCACTTTGGTGGAAATGGCATTGTTGCCACTTTATATTCATCTCTTTCTGATGATGGCGCAAACATTACCGCAACTGCACAACAAGCCTATAGTTATTTTGATAGTCCAGGGCAATTAAAGCGTTTTACTATGGTTAGACCTATTCTTCAATCTACTGGTGGTACTCCAAGCGTTTTATGCGGTATTAGCGTGGATTTTGATACTCAATCTCAATTAGGCGCTGTGTCATTTAACCCCAATACTCAAAATGAAGGTATTTGGGACACCGCTAACTGGGATAATAATGTATGGGCTGGCGGTCTTATTACCACTAAAATTTGGCAAGGTGTTACTGGAATTGGCTATACAGGTTCAGTAAACCTTAATGCTGCAAGCCGAGGAATTGAATTGCATTGGGCATCAACTGATTATGTAATGGAAGCAGGTGGTGTAGTTTGATTCTGCTTAATGAACAGATTCTTAAAATTTGGGCAATTAAACATAAAATGCCCACACCGCCAGATGCGCATTATTTAGGTCAAGTTATAAATGGTGAAATTCGAGCAGTTGTAGTTTATTGTGGTTTTTTTGGTAAATCCTGTTGTATTCATGTAGGCTCAGAAGGACAACATTGGGCGACCAAAGACTTTCTTAAAAAGGTCTTTGATTACCCATTTAACACCTTGAAATTAAAGGTTATAATTGGCACAGTTGCGGGCAATAATGAAAAAGCCCTAAGACTAGACCGACACCTTGGTTTCAAAGATGTTGCCTTTATCCCTGACGCACATGATGATGGGGATTTGGTCATTTTAGAAATGCGCCCAGAATATTGTAAATGGGCATAGGAGATAAGAATGGGTGCAGGTTCAACATTTACGCAAGGTGCTAATCCAAATACGACTAATCCGTATGCTGGTACGACAAGCCCTTATTTTGGTGCTGCACAAGCACAAACATTAGGCAATCTTGCTGGCGCTCAACAAGCTGTTTCAGCTAATCGTGTAAATCAAGTTACTCCTTATGGAAACTTAAATTACACACAATCAACCGATGCTAATGGCAATCCTACATGGACTGCAACTCAGTCTTTAAGCCAACCATTACAAGACCTTACAACATCTTCTTTAACAAACTTACAAAAAAGCGTTAATACCCCTGCTTATGGTATTAACCCAGGTGAGACTTATTCTGATGCCATTATGCGCAGATTACAGCCACAAATTGCACAGTCTGATGAACAGCAAACTGCTGCTTTGGCTAATCAAGGTATTGTGCCTGGCACAGTCGCTTATGACAATGCTATGCGTACATATAATCAAGGCAAAAATGATTTGCTTACTTCAGCACAGATTAATGGTATTAATACAGGTTTGCAGGCACAGCAATTACAAGGCAATCAAGCTGCCCAAATTAAATCTTTGGCAACTCCTAGCTATATCAATGCTCCTACTCAAGCTACGGTTGCAGGCCCAGATTACACAGGCGCTTTGGCCACACAAACTAATGCCAATATTGCAGCGCAAAACGCAGCATTAGGACAAGCGACAAACAATACTGCTGGTCTTTACGGTTTAGGTTCTGCTGGTATTTTAGGTTTGGCTGCTAATCCAGGGATTGTTTCTGGAGCTGCTAATGCAATCGGCAATGGTCTCTCTTCCGCTTATAACTGGCTAACAAGCTAATATGTTTAAGAGTAAACATTCTGGTTGGACTTGGGAGCTAAAACGAACACCTTTTGGTGGCGGCGGAGGCGGTTTTGACCCTGGTAGTTGGGTTAGTGATGCTGTTTCTTCAGTTGGAGATACTTTAGCTTCTATTGACCCTGGTCCTGCTATTGGAAGCGGTTTAGCTTCTGTAGACCAAGCTGTTAATAATTTAACACCTATGGGTTGGGCTTTGCCTGCCGCTTTAGCTGCTGCTTATTTAACTGCTGGTGGTTCTTTAGCCGCAGAAGGTGCAACTACCGCAGGAGAAGCAGCATATTCTGAAGCAATAGCCTCAGGCGCAAGTGAAGCAGAAGCAACAGCAGCCGCAGACGCAGCCGCACAAAGCGCAGCCGCAGAAGCTGGAGTTACTGCTACTCCTGGAGCTGATTCAGTAATATCACAACCTGATGTAGCTGTAAATCTAGGAGCTACTAATGGTGGTACTGTTGGGTCTTTAAACCCTGCTTTGCCTGCTGCTGGCGCACCTGCTGGAACTAGCGTTGGATTATCTGGCGCACTTGCCCCTGGCACAGTATTAGGTACTGGCGCTGCTGGCGGTGGCGCTATTGGAGCTAGTTATGCTGCTGGAGCGAATGGTCTTCCTGCTACTGACTTTTTTGGCAATTACATTCCAGCTTCATCAATTAATACTGGTGGCGTGCCAAATACTATTGCTGGTACAACTGCAAGCACAACAAATACTAATTCTGATTTATTAAAATTATTGCGTCAAGGTGCTGGCTCTGGATTATCTAGTTCATTAGGAAAATTAGCTCAAGGCGCAAATCCAAGTGGCATAGCTTTGAGTTCAGTAGTAAGAGGTAATCAAAATCCTTTTGTAATGACACAAAATTTACCTATTCAAAATAATAATCAAACTTTAGCTAGTTTATTAAAGCAGGGATAATCATGGCAGACTTAAATGAACAACAATTATTAAGCACAGACCCAGAAGTATTGGGTTTACAGCGTCAAAGAAACTTAGCTAATTTATTGGTTGGCGGTGCTTTTGAACAACCTCAAGGTCAACTAATTAGCGGGCATTATGTTGCTCCTTCTGGTCTGCAATTAGCATTACCAACCATTAAAGCTGCTATTGGTGCTTTAACTAATAATAATTTAGATACAAAACAACAAGAATTGGCTGCTGCATTGCGTGGTCAAAAATCTGAAGCATTGACTAAATTCCAAACATTAATGGCTAACCCACAGACTCGTGCAGAAGGTATGCAATTTGCTGCTGGTAATCAATTTTTACAGCCAATGGTTCAAGAGTTAATGAAACCACAAAAACTTGCAGAAGGCGAAAACCTTGTATTGCCTAGCATTGGTGGTGGAGAGCCTGTTAATTTAGCTTCTGGCGGAGTAAAAAGAACTGAAGCTATTCGTGGTTACGAATTGGCAAAATCCCAAGGATTCCCTGGTTCATTCGTAGAGTATGAAACTGCCCTAAAGCGTGCTGGCGCACCAAGCGTAAGCGTTTCTATGGATAAGGGACTTGCTGCTCAAGTTGGCCCAATGATGAAAGAGTCTAAAGAGAAAACTATTGGAGCTATTAAAGAAATTGACGCTGCAAATCAAGTTATTGGTGCTTTAGATTCAAATAAAATGTTTACTGGCCCATTAGCAAATCAACGCCTGTCTGTAGCTCAATTAGGCTCAACATTAGGTGTAGGCGGAAAAGATTTACCAGATAAAATTAATAATACTCGTGCAGCTATTCAAGGTCTTGCTGAAATTACATTGCAAGGTCGTCAAGAAATGCGTGGTCAAGGTGCTATTACTGAATCTGAAGGAAAATTGGCTGAAAGAGCTAAATCTGGTGATATTAGTTTAACCCCTGGCGAACTTAAACAACTTGCTGGAGCTGCCAAAAGAGCTGGTGAATATACTTACAATCAACATCAATCTCAGCTTCAAGCAATGTCGCAACATCCTGAAACTCGTCAATTAATTCCTTATTATAATGTTGGAATGATGCCATCTCGGCAAGCTCCTGCACAAAATACGGATGTGCGTTCTTTGGCTGACCAAATTTTGCAAGGTAAGTAATGGCTACTGCTGAACAATACGCACAATGGATTGTAGATAATCAGAACCTTAAAGGTACTGAAAAATTTAACATTGTTGCTCAAGCATACCAAGAAGCAAAAAGTGCAGAACCTAAAGCATCTGTTGAAGTAACTTCGCCTGAAAGTCAGCAATTAAATACACAATTTGGCGAAACTGGTGGTGGCGCTGCGGTAGGTCGCCCACAAGGTATTAATCGTACTAATGTGCAAACCGAACCACGCCCATTAGAGTCTGCTATGGCTGGACTTACTAAGTCAATTATGGATGTGCCTGTTTCTGCTGCACAATTAGCTACAGGCGGTCATTTAGGCACAAGCGAATTAGCGCAAAGTTTAGGAAATCAAGCCCAAGCATATAAAGAAGCTAATCCAATTTCTTATGGCGCTGGTCGCATAGCTGGCATGGTTGCGCCTGCAATGACAGGAGCTGGCGCTATTGGTCAAATTCCTTCTTTTGCTAAAGCTGCCCCAATATTACAAAATGCCACATTAGGCGCTGTATCAGGCGCATTAACTCCTGAAGAAACAGGAAAGACAGGCGCAGAACTATATAAAGAACAAGGCAAACAAGCCGCTCTTGGCGGTGGATTAAGTGTTGCTTTTACGCCACTACAAAAATTAGCTGGTGTTTTGCGTGGCCCAGAACAGCCTGCACAGATGGCACAAGCTGTTGAAAAAGCTAGAGAAGCTGGTTATGTTATTCCACCATCTCAAGCCAAAGCTGACCTTACAAATCGTCTGATGGAAGGCATTGCTGGCAAAGCTACAACAGCTCAAAATGCTAGTGCTAAAAATCAAGAAGTAACTCATAAGTTGGTCGCCAAATCTTTAGGATTGCCTGAATCTGAAGTAATTCTTCCTGAAGTATTAAAAGACATTCGCAAGACTGCTGGTGAAGCATACGCAAAACTTGAAACCGTTGGCACTATTACGCCAGGCAAAGAGTATTTAGAAAGCCTTAATAAAATTGCTGGCAAGGCTACAAAAGCACAAGAAGGATTCCCTAATGCTCCTGAAAGCCCAATTATCGGCTTAGTAGATTCATTAAAATCTAAGTCTTTTGATGCTTCTGCTGCTATTGCCAAAATTGAAGATTTAAGAAACACCGCTAATAAAGCCTATGCTTCTGGTGATACTGCTTTAGGAAAAGCCGCCAAAGACGCATCTAATTTGCTTGAAGATACCATTGAAAAGCATTTAGAAACCACCAAAGCTACTGATTTGCTTAAAGATTTTAGAGATGCACGGCAATTAATTGCTAAATCTTACTCTGTAGAGAAGGCTTTAAATCCAGCTTCAGGTACAGTAGATGCAAGACAGTTAGCTGCGCAATTAAAGCGTGGTAAACCATTGTCGGATGAACTTAAAACTGTTGCTCAGTTTGCTGGACAATTTCCTAAAGCAGCTCAAGTTACAGAAAAAATGGGAAGTTTGCCACAAATTAGCCCTGTAGATATGTATGCTGGTGGTTTAGCTTCATTATTAACTAGCCCCACGGCTATGCTTGGAGTTGCTGCAAGACCTGCTATTAGAGCAGCAGCATTATCTGAGCCAGTTCAAAATAGATTGATTCAAGGAGCTAAAATATCGCCAGAGCAAGCAAATTTAGCCAAATTATTAGGCATCAGAAGCCTGCAAACAGGAATACAAGGAGTAACAAATGAGTAGAAACGGTAGCGGAGTATATAATCTTCCAGCAGGCAACCCAGTTGTCACAGGCACAACTATTACTTCTAGTTGGGCTAATACAACAATGCAAAACATTGCTGATGCTCTTACTCAATCTGTATCAGCAGATGGACAAACCCCAATGTCAGGGGCATTAAATATGGCAACAAACGACATTAATAATGTTGGTACACTAACAGCCTTAACAGGCATTTTTGGCGGAACTTACTAATCATGGCACAAACAGGGTATACCCCCATAAGCATTTACTATTCAGCTACATCCACCAATGTCCCTACGGCTGGTAATTTAGTCGCTGGAGAATTGGCAATTAATACTGCTGATGGTAAATTGTTTTATAAAGATTCTAGCGGTGTAGTGCAAACTATTGCCACAAAAGCCTCTGCTGCATTAGGTAATAGCACAACAGGCTCTGGCGCTACTGTATTGCAAACAAGCCCAACAATCACAACTCCAGTAATAGATAAAATTACTACTAGCGTAGCAAATACTTCATTAGGTGCTGGTAATGCTTCTATTATGAAGAACCGCATTATTAATGGTGCGATGGTAATTGACCAAAGAAATAGTGGCGGTAGCGTTACTCCTACGGCTTCTGCTTATACGCTTGATAGATGGGTAGCAAACATTAGTCAATCTTCTAAATTTTCAGTCCAACAAAACGCTGGTTCTGTAACTCCACCAGCAGGGTTTACTAAATATTTAGGAGTCACTTCTTTATCTGCTTATTCTGTTGGTGCAAGCGATAACTTTTCTATTGGTCAATGGATTGAAGGCTACAATGTTGCAGATTTAAATCTTGGTACTGCCAACGCAAAAACTGTAACTGTGTCTGCTTGGGTATATTCAAGCCTTACAGGAACTTTTGGTGGCGCATTACAAGGCTATAACGGTTCTACATTTAGGTCTTATCCTTTCACCTATTCTATTCCAGTAGCTAGTACATGGACACAAATTAGCGTTACTGTAGCTGGTGATACAACTTCATTTGCTTACCAAACCGCTAATAATTATGGTTTGTTTGTTGATTTTAGTTTGGGATGTGGTTCTACTTATAGCGGAACTGCTGGCTCATGGACTGCTGGTCAATTATTTCAAGCAACTGGTTCAACATCCGTAGTAGGAACAAGCGGAGCAACCTTTTACATTACTGGTGTTCAACTAGAAGTAGGAAGTAGTGCTACTGGATT